AGGAAGCTTGTCATCATGGAGAGTCTTGCGGAAGCCTTCGAGGCCTTCAGAGACTTCGGAGTGGACCAGGGCCAGCATTTCGGCGATATTGCGGTCTTTCTTTCGGCCGGTAACAGGGTCTTTGTACCAGCCGGCATCGACCTGGGCTTGGTGAATTTCCTGGCAAAGCATGTTGAGAACAATGCCAGTAGCGTGAGCCATTGAGACAGACATGAGGCTTCTCCTAAAGGGCAAAAAGCCAGGGGTGGTTAGACCCCTGGCTCGATGAAGTTGGTAGGTTACTTCGGCTTCGCGACCTTGCGAATTTCCGCATAGATGTCTTCGCCGTCGACACGATGGCTGACGATGACAGTCGCCAGTCGGCCAGTGATCATCGGGAAGCTGAAAGCCTGGCCCGCGACGTTGAGGTCGAGAGCTTCACGAAGACGGCCCAGACCGATGTTCTTCCCCTTGCCGAGGTCGAGAGTGCCGGCTTCGGTGGTGTCGAGCATGACAGTCTGCTGGACGACGACCTTGTCGCGGCTGAGCAGGGCCTTGACATTTTCATCCTGAACGTCCCAGAGAATTTCAAGCTTCACGCCGGATTTGGAGCCATCCTTGGTCGACCAGGTCTTGACGTCGATCTTGTCGGCGAGGGCAAGGTATTCGCCAACAGGGCAGGGAACAACCTTGGTGTCGAGAGCTTCAGAGACTTCGGTGTTGAGGAAAGTTGCTGGATCGAAAGACATGAGAAAGTTCCTTCAGAGTAGAGTTGAGGTTACGCTTTATTCCGGGCCATCCACTTATCAAAGATAAGCTTAAAGTCCGGCTTGTTATCCGCCGAGATTGGCAGATTTCGGGTCTTGACATCAGCGAGGCCCGAGGCTGTATCCCACTTCCAGGAAGAGCCGGTTCGGACAGTCAGAATGACGTCAGAAAACATTGCAGGGAATTTTGGGGCAAGAGCCTTGCCGAGGGTTGAGACCATGAGCTTCACCCCGCCGAGAACAGCGTCGACTTCTCGCTCAACATGTGCAAGCATAACAAAGTGACAAGGGCAGTTATCGCAGAGCATACGAATAAGTTTTTCAACTTGATCTTGAGCGATGCCCCAATCACTTTGGCTTCGGACAGCCTTTCCACCAACCACAAGAGACAGAGCAGCTGTTGAAATACCTGTAGCGCCATCGATAACCAAAAGACGGCTCTGATCCCAGCTGTTGACTGGTCCATACTTTTCCCCAGTGCGGTCATCGGGGAAGTTGTTGAGAGCTTCGAGAATCGCGACGAATTGGTTGTGCTTCGAGCGATTCGGGTCGGCCATTTTGGCCAGAGCGTCGAGGCTGAGAGAGTTGACGGACTTCGCCGTCGCGATCATGGAGGTGAAATCAGCTGCTGGGGCAGAGATTCGATGCCAGTGGAGGTTGGCCGGGACTTCTTTGCCCTGGTCCTTCCAATAGCCGAGAAGCGATTCCATGCCGGATTCAAGGGCAAGGTAAAAAACCTCAACCCCGAGTTCGACTGCTGTCGCGATGGAGTAGGTTTTCCCGGTGCCGCTTGGCCCCATGAGAAGAACATTCACGCCGGGCAGGGTGAAAGGCGGTTCGATGTTCATATCAGTTACCTCCGAAGTAAAGATGCATTCTGGCAGCGCAGATGCGTTTGAAACCCCTGGTAGCGTGATAGATGCGGAAGCTTCCGTCGGGCATAAGCTGATAGGGCTGCTCTTGTGCCTTGGGTTTGTTTGCCCCGAGACGTGAGCGACGAAGCTTTCTTTGCAAAGATGTCATGTGTTATCTTCCTGACTGTTGTATGGATGATTGGGATGGGAGAGGAAGTCAAGCTCGATTTCCAGCTGGTATTCGAGGACTTCTTTTGGCACAGGCCAACCTACTAAGTGCAGACATTCCAACGAACCAGGGACATGCCAGCGATTACCGTGAGAAGCACAATCAAGGCATAGTCCCGCATGAATTGAGAAGATTCGTAGCTGGCTTTCAACGAAACACCTCGCTTGTGAGTAGACCAATCCACAGCCAGTGCATACCCATGAATGAGAAGTGCCAAGCCAACGAGAATCGGGAAGATTGGTGAAGTCATACTGGCGGAATCCTTCCTTTATATGCCATTGGAGATCAACCACGATGGAGGAACTCAGCCATATTGGCTTCGTACTGCTCGACGGAGATTTCCTGTCGGGCCAACGGGTCCCAAACTCTTTTGATGAAATAGGCTTCGAGCCAGGTTTCCGGGTTCGGAGACTTGCAGACAGTTTGAAGCGCACAACCGCCATAGTCGGCACAGGAATGGTCGAGGTTCCAGTCCCAATAGCCTTCCTGCCAGCACTTAATCATCCGCTCGATGTCGCGATGGGTCTGTTCGAGCCAGCGATCGATTTCGTAATCAGAGCGATAGGTGAGAACTTGCTGGGTGTCGAACTTGGTCTTGAGGATTGAGACGCCACGGATGCAGACGCCAGCGGGCTTGAAGCCGAGTTCGCGGGCTGACCAGCAGTAGCCGGTGAACTGGCTTCGCATGTCCCACTGGCGGGCCCAGGACTGCCCGAGGGAAGTCGTCGTCTTTTCGTCGTAGATATAAACACCGCCATAGGCTTCCGCGATCATATCTGATCGGCCTGTGTAGAGTAGAGGGTCGCCAGTAACCGGGTGATTGATTCCGAGAGGCTGAGCGAAGCTGAACTCAATGCCAGATTTTCCATTGGGGAAGATAAGCGGCTTAGCCCCGTCTGCTCCGAGAGGGTATGAAGCAAAGTAAAATTCGAGAGCGCCGCAAGTGCGCTCCAGAGACTTCGCGGAGTCGGGTGGGCACTCGAAGTCTCCATAGTGCTTGATAAGCGCAGCCAGGCCGAGGCCAATGGCTTCTTCTGTTGCCAGTCCATCTTCGTAAAAAGCTCTTCGAGCAGCTTCCACTCCGGAAGCAAAGGCTCCGCCGGCAATGAGGTGGACGGATTCGGAAGCGGGTTTCCAATGTTGGACATATTGACGAAAGGCCTTTTGGGGACAGGAACGAAAGGTTCCGAGGAAAGTGGAGTCGATGGCGATGGGGAAGAAAGGACGTTGGGCAGTCATAGTCCGAGTTCTCCGAGAAGGTCATCAGCATTCGGAGCTGGGGCTTTGGACTTTGCTGATGATTTGGAAGAAGGTGGCGGCATGGCGAGACGCTCTGCGCGGAGGAAGAGAATCCCCTCACGCATTTCGTCCATGGTCAGAGTGCCTTCGCGGGCTTTTTGTCGAAGTTCCGCGATGCGGGTGATGGCTTCAGGTGTGGGAATGGACAAGGGAATCTCCTTAGAGAGAAATTAACCGGGGATTTGATTTGTATAATCCCCGGTTGATTTCGGGTCAAATGGTTTCATCAGGCGATATAAAGCTCTTCCCGTTGTCGGGTGCAAGCGACGTAGAGGGAGCGGAAGGCTTCCTGCCGATTACGGTTCAGCATGATGTCTTCCAGATCGATCCAGACCTTGAGGTAGGACGAGCCCTGAGAGCGGTGGGAAGTTATGGCATAAGAGTGTCGGATTTCGTTAAAGGCTTCTTTGAGCTTCCAGAACTCCCGCCAGAGATACTTTTTGCCAGCCTTGGCCTGGGCCGAGAGTTCATTAAGCTTGTTGTTGAGGTCACGCTGGCCCCGCGGGGTAAGGGTTCGGATCGTGACCTTTTTTCCGTCATCCTGTTGGCAGAGAAGTCGGAAGATTTCGTATTCAGTGTAAAGTGGATGCTCACCGATCAGACATTCGAGAACAGTAGCTTCCTCGTCAGTGCGCATGAAGATATTGCCTTCGATGTCAACGAGCATCGCAGTGGCGACGATCTTATCCCCAGCGAGCCAAGGGTTTTGAAGAGCCTGCACCCGACCATGGATATGACCTCGCATCCAGGAGTTGTATTTGTCGACTGTTATGTTCCGCCAGGCAATGATCTTCGCCTCACCGACTTTGAACATTTCGAGATGTTCGAGGGCCTTTGCTGACCACTCGGCCCGATCGACGCGGTGGACAGGAGGGTCGTTTGCGATCTTGAGGGAGGGGAAAGGGGAATCAACGATATTTCGGATGGAAGTCGCGAGTTCGAGCATCGAAGACCCGTAGCGGAGGACCTTAGTGAGCTGGGTCTTTTGCTCGATCTTCCAGATTGGAGAAGTGATTTCGCCGACGGGTGGGAGCTGGGCAGGATCGCCCATGAAGAGGAAGGGGACGTTCCAGTCGGCGGAAGCCCGGAGGATTTCGGCATAGAGGAACTTGTTAATCATTGAGGCTTCGTCTACGACTATGAGGTCGTACTTGGACAAGTCGACGGGCTCTTCGGGGGAAGCGAGTTCCTTGACCTCACCGTTGGCTTGGAGGCTGAGACCGAGCAGGGAATAAATGGTCCCGATGGAGCAGTCGCCAAGACCAGCTTCAGTGAGGTAGCCCCGGAGGACTTTAGCAGCTTTGTTTGTTGGGGCGGTGAAGGCAATCCGCCGGGGTTTGATCAGACCAGATTTCGCGAAGAAGCTGATGCAGAAGGACTTACCGGTGCCAGCATAGCCTCCGAGGACGAAGCAGGGGCAGTCATTGTCGGATTGAAAGTCCTGCCACCAATCAGAGATTTGACGGATGGCTTCGGCCTGGTCACCTGTGAGGGCGGGAGCGGTGGCTTCGGGCTCAGACATTGGTCAGACCTCCGAGGATGGTACTGATCCAGGTAAGGCGCTTGGGGTTTTTGTGAGCATTCTTGTAAATCCCACCAAAGGGGTATACAGAATCGCCCATCGTGGTGCGAAGGAGTTCCCAAAGCTCTTCTTCGATTTCGTAGCTCTCTGGCCAGCCTCCAATCGTCTCTCGGCAGAATATTCGGAGATTAAAGCATAGGCCAGAAAAATCCCTATAGTCTATGCCTTTAGGGCTGGCAGCGCCCTGAGGCCCAACAGCCCAAGCATAGTAATCTTGAAGAAAAATCTTGAGTTCGTCAGAAATTGTTGTTGGCAGGTTTTTCATAAAAAATTCCTTTTCGGATGAGAGTTTTCACTTGGTCTTCGGGTAGAGTGGCTTACCTCCTGCAGGATAACGGCCCCCGAGAACGAACTTTCGATCAGGAGGCATGAGGACTTTGGTTCTGGCATTGGCTGAGGCCAGGGCGATTGTTAGCGTCTTGCAGCGTTCGACTACGCGGTGGACGGTATACTGCTGACCGTAGCGGATGAACTTTTCTGTCTTGATGACTGCGAAGGAAGTGGCTTGGTGAAGCTCGCAGTCGATGAACTTCGTGCCGTCGGAGCGTTGGGCCTGAGCCCGGAAGCTGATTGAGGTCATGGCAGGGGTCCTACGTGGTAGAAGGGGTTTCCGTGGCTGCTTGGTTCATACGCAGTCTTCCGTATCCCAGTCTCCAGGAGCGGGCCTGCTGGGACAATGTCTGTCCGATTGGACCTTTCGATATCTATTCCGCGCTTCTGTGTTAAAGCGTCTCATTTCGTCACCCCAAATGAGACGCTCCTGGGCTGATCTGCGACGCACAAAGGTCATAACTTCTCCCCTCTCAGGCTGGCGGGATCGATTGCGCGGATGGCGGCGTCGATATAGGCGTCAACGTCTGCTGGTGCGTATTTAACGCCATGAAATTTATCAGGCACCGACACGTAAAAGTTGTGCGGCGGGCAGCTATCATCGCGCAGCCAGCGATACCGGGCAGCATCTGCCTCGGCCTTCTTCCGCGCATCATCTGCCAGCGCTGCGCAGGCGGTGAGGATGGCGGCGCGACGACGCTCCCAATATGCTTCCAAGGTGTCGCCAAATACGTGGCAATCGAAAGCCTCTAACATCGCCTCGGCGTGCTTGTTCAGATCGACTTTACTCACAGCGCAACTCCCCTTGCTCGCAGCCAATCCCCGAGGAGTTCTGTCACAAGCTCAGAGAACTTCCCAAAAGGTACCTTCCCTTCAAGTTCGGAGTAAAGCTCCATATCGACCTTGAGTTTGACGGACTCAGGGAGTTGAACCTCGACGCGCTTCGGGCGATCGATCTTTTTGATGCGTGGCATTAGTTCCGCTCCTTCAGCATGGCATTGAGTTCGGCTTTGATCCGTCGAGCAGCTTCCCCGCGCCAAGTTGCCGCGTTTGCAAGGAAGTAGCGAACGATGGCTTCCGCCGAGTCAGCGAAGTATTTGTCGGTGAGCTTATTCAGCTCTTTCATTGCGTCAATATAAGGAACTGCTCCAAAGTAAGGAGCTTTCCACTCTTTGCGGATTTCCTTGGCGATATCAGAAAGATTACGTGGCATTATGCTGCCTCCTCTTCGAATTCAGAGTTGGGATCAGTTGGTTGGTAGGAAGCCGAAGGCCCAATGCCAGCGACTGTTCTTTCGATCTTGTCAGGATCTTCGAGACAGAAGCCGTGGTCAAGGGCGCAATTTGGGCAGATCGGGGTGGTGGTGGACTGGATCAGAGTCTCGCGTGGAAGCGTGGGCCTGAGAGCAATTGATCTAACCCACTTCATTGTTGTGGGCTTAGAAATCAGCTGATGATGCTCCATGAATTGAACAAAGACCTGGTGATCAGAGTCACAACCAGTGCAATGCTGGTGATGGAACAAAGCCCCGGTTGCAATGATCTGCCAGCGCTCAGCTTCGATTTCAGCTTCGAGAACTGAGGCCTTGGCATGAGCGGCTGCGCGGCCTTCGGTTGTCTGGCGGAAGTCCTTTGATTTCCGGCGGAGCTTTTCGGCTTCGGTCTTGCGCTTTTGCTTGTCGAGGACGGAAGCAAGCTCTGCGTTGAGTTCTTCGAGGAAGTCCATTGGATTATCTCCTGTCAAGCGTGCTGGTTGTTTTTATACTTCGTGGTGGGAAGGGAAGGTCTGCCCGCGAGCAGGGAAGTTATGGGTGTCCCGGCGACCCTGGATCATTCGATCTTTGTCCGAGAGCCGACCCCAATGCTTATGGGCACCGAGCTGGTAAGACCGGGAGTTGGGATCGTACTGGTGAGGGACAAGCCCACGACGGCGCTTCATCGAATAGGAAGAGTCTTTCGGGGCGCCTTTTTGCTTCTTTGCCATTGGAGAAGTTTCCTAAGTGTTCCACGGCTGGAATAGCCGGTGATTTGGCATAGCAAAATACCGGGGGTTATGCAAATCATTTTGCCAGCCCTAAGAACACAAAAAATCCCCGGAACCTGGGGTGAGGGTTCCGGGGAAGTCTTGGGGGGCACGCTTGACAAAGCCGCAGACTAGATCAGGAGTATGATCCCCGGTCTGCGAGCGGGTTGACGGAGAAGAAGGGTTACTTCTTCGTGTGCTTGTGGGCCGGGGTTTCGGCTTCCGGCTCGTCCCCGAACAGATCACCAAGCAGCGCATCGGTGTCGATCTTGTTGCCGGACTTGGCAGCCTTCTCGGCTTCGAGCTTCTTGATGGTCGGTTCGAGCTTGGCAGAGCGACGGAGAGCAAGCTTTTCGGCCGCCGACTTGGTATCGAGGAAGGCCTTGATCTGCTCGACAGTCTTGCCCGAGACTTCGACGAGAGCCCGGAGCAGGATGGAAGTTCCGGTGAAGGCTCCGGCTTCGCGCGCGACGTTCCATTCGCCTTCTTCCAGGCGCTTGATCAGGGCTTCAACGGCCAGAACAGCGTCGTCGAAGTCCTTCTCGCCGGCGATTGCGTCACCGAGCTTTTGTTCCGCGCCGTGGGCTGCGAAGCGAAGGATCATGTTTTCGGGGATTGTCAGCGAGCGGGTCTGGCCGTTACGGAAGTCCAGGCGCGTGATGATGACGCCGGTTTCGGGATTGATCAGGCTTTCCTTGACGAGTTTCTGCTTGGCAGTGAAGTCAACGATCCGACCATCCGACATTGTGATCGGGGTCTTTTCGGTCTTGGAGGCGGCAGGGGTTTTGGCAGCTTCGGTCATTGGAAGGGTTCCTTTGGTTGGTTTCCGGTTTCGGAGATGCAGAGATAGTGGAGAATTGGGGAGAGTGTCAAATGGTATTAGTGGCTGCGAGGTCGGCGGGCCGCGAATTTAGAATTTGACAATCCGATGGAATTATGCCGCCGAGGCTTCGAGATCGAGAAGCGGCTTAGTTCGGACTGTAAGCCAGAGGTTCCAGTAACCGGAGTTAGGTTCATCGCAGATAATCCGGGTTCGGATGATGTTGGACTCTTCGATGTGGAACAATGGCGAACTGGGTGTTTGCCGAACGCACCAGCGGAAACGGTTGAACTCTCCCTGAAGTCGCTTGAGGGTAGTATAACTGCGGTTCTGGGAAAGAAGAATTTTCTCTTCCGGCGACTGGTGGGCCATTCTCATAGCTGAGTGGAAGAAGCTTGGGAATTGGTCAGGATGCTGATAATGCCAGCCCATGGTCAAAAGGTCCTTCCGCATTTACCGCATCGGTAAATTTCGTATTCTTCCCAAAAGCCTTCTTCGTACATAATAGATATAGTGACTTCGTTTCGGGGATGAAATCCCAGCCAGCATAGGAATCTCTGCAGCATTGGGAATTACCTTTCATAAAATGGAGTTGAAGGGCTCTCACGGAGTTCCAGAAGCTTCTGCAGCGAGGCTTCAGCTTCGAGAGCAGCAGCTGTTTTCACTGCCTCAACATCTTCGACTTCAATGCCGATGGAGCGAAGAGCCTCATCGAGTTCAGTTCTCATTGTCTTCGGCAGAAAGACAACGAAGTGAGCACCATCACGCTTTTCAACCCGGATCATGAGTTTGTCGGCGGCTTCTTCGAGCTGAGAGTCGAAGACCTCACCGAGACGGAAGGGCTTGATAACGTGGTAGAGTTTGAGCCGAATGCTGGTTGCGTTTGAGGAATGGGTGAATTTGAGTTCCAAGCGCTCTGGATGGGCTTCGAGGGCCTTCTTCCAGATTGCTAGGAGCTGAGCATTCTCGCGGTTATTCTTTGACATTGAGGGATTTCCTTGGACAGGTGGGAATAGAAACTGGCGGGCCTGAGAGCTTCGTGGATGGAGAATCCTCAGGCCCGCCAGCCTTCGGCCAGAGATTAATCCCTGGCTTTGAAGCAGCTGACAGGCACAGAACAGATCAGTTGCGCCGGATTGAGTTGATAGCCTTCGATCTGTTCCTGAGCTTCTTCGAGAGTCGTATAAACCCCGATGACATGAGCAGTTCCTGAGTTGTAGTCAAACACCTGGATCAAATACCCTCCCATTCCAATCCTGGCTGGCTCAGCCCGAAGATCAGTCGGCGGATTGATTGCCGAGGCTTCACCCGGAGCCAGGGTTCCGATTGTAGCATCTGCAGTTTCGGTTGTCGTTGTTTCATCAGGTTGCGTTGCCATGAGAAAAGGTTCCTTAATCAATTCGGGGTCAATCCCCGGATATTCATAGTTAAATCACGGGTTCGAGGTCAACTACATTCCCTCTCTTTCAATTCCATTTGACTTGCTTAATCCCAGAACCTACGCGCGTCGCGCCCGCCCGCGCTGATTAGAAGGTCATCCCCGGCGGTTTGCCCCTCCAAATCCCCGGAGCTTTTTCGCCTTATGAAAATCTCCCGATTTTGCCATTCAGTAATAAGAGGGATTTCTCTAAGCTTAGACTCGGATTGAACTTTTATTGCTGGCTGGCGCAATTTTCGATCGATGGGGGATGATCAGCTATGATATGAGATAACATTACCTAGCTGGGGTGGTGGATTGGCGAGATTTGAGAGGGGATGGTTAGTCGGAGGCCCAGCGCCTAATCGGCGCGCAAATTATTTTCGATGGGTTGCAAAAAACTGGTTGCAATACCCTCCCATGGCTCTATGTAGGCAGCTCAATTCAACACAAAACGGAGATAGCCCAATGGCCCGCCCCTACTACGTTCTAGTAGCTCGTGACACCACCCCAGCCGGTAACGGCGAATGGACCGTTGAGTTCGGCGACTATGACAAGGAATGTGTTCATTTCGAACGAGACGATTGCATCTATTCCAATCGGTTCGAACAAGGCCGGAATGCCGGGAAAAATTGCCGGGTTTTGAAAGTCAAATCCGCCCACAAAACCGCGATTGCCAAAGCCGTAGCGGCATTGAATGCAAAAGGTTAAAACCATTCCAATGGTTGCACCGGGTCCGCCTAGTGCAATCGATGCAATGGTGCATCAAACCACCTGATAAAGGAATAAATACAATGACACATACCACTTTGGACCCTTCTTATGAAGCTCTGGTTCGGGCACTTGAAGTCGCCGCAATAGAATACGAAAATGTGGCTCGTGCTACGTATGAGTTCGCGGATTTGAATATCTATCATATCGCTCGCTGTGTGAATCGGTCTATGGCGCTTCGTTCACAGGCAGAGCGTATTCGCCGTTATCAAACGGTCTAATTCGCCAATTCATTTAAAAGGATATCTATCATGGCACGTATTATCAAAACCACCATCACTGGTTCCACTCTCTCGATTGCTATCGAAGGTGTTGGCAATCTCTCCATCGACGCCAACACCCTCTCCGAGGAGGTCCATAATCTCGCCCTGCTCCATGGCCTCCGGCAAAAAATTTGCGATGCAGCCGCTATGACCAAGGGTGCAACCGAAACCGACAAATTTGCCGCTATGACGGCCGTTCGGGACAACCTTATCAACGGCGAATGGTCAAAACGCTCTAGCGATGGAACCAGCCCGGTTTCCGGCCTGATTCTCCGTGCATTTGAGCAATGGGCCAATGAGCAGGCAATCGCCAAAAAAGCCAAAACCCCGCCAACCGCCGAAAAGATCAAGGCCCTCTATGACTCCAAAACCCGTTCGGAGCAGCTCGCTCTCCGCAACGTGCCCCGGATCGCGGAGATTATCGAAACCCTCAAGATCGAACGCGGGGCCCCGAAAACCCCCATCGACACCGATGCGTTGCTGGGAGATTTGTTCTAACCCTCTCTGGCTAGGGTTTTTCCGGCCCTAGCCAACCTCTCACTTAGGGAAATTTTCCAATGGCTGCCTATCTCGTTCTTAAAAACCGTTTCACAGGTGAGGTCTACCAAGGTCGTAAACTCATTATCGTTGACGAGCTTTATTGTCTGGCCTTTGGCCTCACCTGCTCTCCTACCGAATGGGCCGACAATTGGATGGACACTATCGGAATGACCCTTGCGTTCTGGGGTGAGAAGGGTTGGGAAAAGCTCACCGAATTTTGGCCCGATCAACCTGCCGTTGCATGGTTCAGGGAGTATTTTGAGAATTTGTCATACTCCGGATTTTAACCTCTCCCAGTCCCTAACCTCACCCGGCGATGCCCCCCATCGCCGGGTTTTTTGTGCTCAGGTCTCCAAGCAACATTATTACAAAACCGCGCAACAATCTCCGGCCCTCTCAATAGCCTCTCACCCTCGCCGCTACCCCTATAGCCTCCACCCCTCTAAACCCTCTCCACGCCCCGGAGATTGGCAAATTCGCCCTATTCCCTCCCCGGCTCCCTCCCCTCCCCGGCTCCGATCCTGTCCAATCCCCTGAGTATGCCCCTAGCCCCCCATGTGTCATTTCTAGACCCTCACCCGCATCCCCATCCGTAGCGGATAGAACAACAGGGCTCACCCTAATCCCCCGGAGGTTTTGCGTTCTCACGGGGGGTGGTTCCTTCTAAAAAAAAAATGGATTGGAAATACTAGGATAACTGACCTCTCCAGCCAAACCCCCGTTGACCTCAGCCGCTCCCTGCTATCCATCCCGCTACCCCCGGCATCCCGCCCGGCCTCTCGACACCGATCCAGCTACCTCTCGCCCCTCGCCTCGCACCCCCAGCCGTTGTCTGGCTCGCCATCCTCTCGCCCCTCGTCTATCCGGCTGCCTAACCCGTTATCCATCCCCGCTACCTACTACCCAGCCATTCCTACCCCATCCCGGCTACCCCGCGACGCCTCCCATTCCAATCGTGACTGCCTCACCATTCCGGTTCCTTTCCCTCCACCCTTGAACCAATCCGGTTCTTTCGGCCTTGTCTACCATCCGGGTAGAGTTAAGGCCGGGGGTGGCAAGCCGGCAGGGGGATGGTCCAGGGGGCGATGTTAACGGCTCTCCACTCGCTACACTTGGGCCAAATTTTCCAACTCCCTCTTTCTGGTCAGCTGAGTGGTGGAAAAGGTGGTAGAATTTCCAGCCAAAAGCCTCCGAAATTAACGGGGGTTTGAGGAAGGAAATCTTCGGGGGTTTAGAGGGTTAAAAGGCCGCAAAAAGTACTTGACCGGCGGGTCGCGAAGTTGGTAGCTGAGGATGAAATAGAGGTGATGACATGAGCTTTGTGGATTATGACAAGATGACGGAAGGGATCGAGGCCCGCCATCCCTTCTTTTACACTGAGTACCTCGATGCCTGCGATACGGAAGGTGCGGAGACTCTTCCTGATGGAGGGATTGAGGTCAATGGAAGGACCTTCTATCCTCTCGACCATCCAAAGTATGCTGGAATAGCCACTGCCAAGGGCTATGACCAAAGCTACTCTCGTATTGCGAAGACGAAGTACAATCATGAAGCTATGATCGATGTGATTATAGCGAACCCTGCCATAACGCAGAATGAACTGGCAAAAACCTTCGATCGTTCAGTACCCTGGATTTCCCGAATCATGGGTTCGGATGCTTTTCAGGCGGCTTTGGCCAAGCGTCGGGAGGAGGTCACTGACCCTTTTCTCATAGCCACGATTGAAGAGCGTATGAACGGGCTTGCTATGCAGAGTCTGGATATCCTGGCTGAGAAACTTCATGCGACGCAGAACCCAGACTTGGCTCTGGAGGCATTGAAAGTCACGACAAAGGCTCTTGGTTTTGGTGCTAGAGCCCCGATGACGAATATCAATAACAACTTCGTTATTCCACTGCCTCCGAAGATGGAAGATCCGAACCAGTGGGCCCGCCAGCACGCAGGCCGGGTAATAGAAGGATAATCCATGGCCCAACCGTTGCTCATGGATGGGAAAGAAGTCCTCTGGACTCCTCAAGAAGGCCCACAAACCGCTTTGATCCAATGCCCTGTTTTCGAAGTATTCTACGGAGGCGCTCGTGGGGGAGGAAAAACTGAAAGCTCTATCGGAGATTGGCTTGAGCACTCATCAACTTATGGTGAAGCGGCAATTGGAATTTTTGTTCGGAGAAAGTTCAAGCAACTTGCAGAAGTCATTGCGCGAACCAAAATTCTTTTTCCGAAGATAGGCGCGAAATACAATGAGCAAAAAGCCGAATGGAAGATGCCCGGCGGTGGACGGCTTAAATTCGTTTATCTCGAAAGGGATTCGGATGCCGAGGAATACCAGGGCCACAACTATACACGCGTATATGTGGAGGAAGTCACTAACTTCCCATCGTCCAGTCCGATTGACAAACTTCGTGCTACTTTGCGTTCTGGTTCTGGTGTTCCTGTCGGAATGCGGCTTACTGGCAATCCTGGGGGTCCTGGACATGGGTGGGTAAAGCGGAGATATATCGATCCAGAGCCGAGAGGCTATAAAATCATCACTGAGACTGAGATTATCGAAGTCGAAGGCGAGAAGATGGAGGTCTCTCTGAGCAGGGTTTTCATACCCTCAAAGCTTGGGGATAACACACTTCTAATGCGGAATGATCCGACCTATGTTCTCAGGCTCCGACAGTCAGGCTCCGCAGCTCTGGTCAAAGCCTGGCTTGAGGGCAACTGGGACATCGTTGATGGGGCCTTTTTCCAAGAGTTTAACGAGGAACTTCACTGCAGATCAGCAAAGATTCTCAAGGAAGCTCCTCCGCAGACAGTTCGCTTCCGCTCATTCGACTGGGGGTCGGCAAGACCCTTCTCAGTCGGTTGGTGGGCGATTGCCGATGGAACCTGGCCTAGGGAGAATCCGCTCCCCTTCGGAGCGATCTTCCGCTATCGGGAATGGTATGGGGCTTCTGGGCCGAATAAGGGGCTCTTGATGACAGCCGATGCTGTTAGTCGAGGGATTCTGGACTTCGAGCATGAGGAGCGAATTAGGTTCGCAGTTGCTGATCCCGCGATATTTATTAGGAATGGTGGGCCTTCAATTGCTGAGAGTATGAAAGCTTGTAAGTGGCGGCGGGCCGACAACAAGCGTCAGCCAGGCTGGGAACAATTCCGCCAGCGACTCGTCGGAGAAAATGGCATCCCGATGATGTACATCGCAGATAACTGCGAAGACTTCATCCGAACTATTCCTATTCTTCAGCATGACGATGGAAACATGGAAGACCTCGACACCGATGGTGAAGACCACGTAGCAGATGAAGTCCGCTATGCTTGTATGTCTAGGCCCTGGAAGCCGAAGTTATCTCTAGGCCCACAGAAGCTCCGGCTCCCTAAACTCCCGAATGAACTTACAATCTCTGAACTCGTTGAACAGAACAAGCGCAAACGCTTACAAAAGGAAGAAGCCCGTGTCTGAAACAAATCCTGGAGAAGTTATCCCTCCCAAAGGCGGCGAAGCTCTTTACTCCTTCTGGAATGGGGAGATTCTCTCAGCACTGAAAAGGGAGAAAACTTATCGGGATACCAGTCGACAGATCATCGACATCTACGAGGCAAAGAAGCCTGATGAAACCCCCTTCGCGATTCTGTACTCGAACACGGAAACGCTTATCCCGGCAGTTTATTCTCAAACCCCGATTCCGATGGTGCTTCGGAGGTTCAAAGATGCCGACCCGATTGGGAAAATTGTCAGCGAAGTTGGCACCCGGACACTGAAGTACCTCGTCGAGGCAGATTCCGAAGCCTATGACACCTTCGATGATACGATTACTCAGGCAGTTCTCGAGGGCCTCCTGGTCAATCGCGGGGTGACGAGGTTCAAGTATGTTGATGGCGGAAAGGCTTCCGAAGCGGTCTTTGGTGAAGCAGCTCGCTGGGACAAGTTCTTCCACGGCTATGCCAGAAGCTGGAAAAAAGTCCCTTGGATTGGCTTCGAATGGGATATGGATCAGGATGAGATCAAATCCAACTTCCCTGATGTAAAGATTGATTTCACAGATACTTCCTACATGGGGGATTCTGAGCAATCAGCTAAAGACAAGTCCGAGAACGACGAACTTGCCGGCGTGATGAGTTTCAAGGTCTATGAGATTTGGGATAAATCCGAGAAAAAGATCATGTTCTTCTCGCCAGTTTACAAGCAGGGTCCGTTGAAAATCGTCGAAGACCCTTTCGGGCTATTGGGCTTCTTCCCTGTTCCGAAGCCGCTGAACTTCACGAAGAAGGTTACGACACTGATTCCGACACCGCTGTATCAGTACTACCGCAGCCAGGCTCAAGAGCTGAACAACCTTACAATTCGATTGAAGGCCATCATCCGGGCTATCAAGTACCGTGGCATGTATAACAACACTATTGAAGGGATTGACAAAGTTCTTCAAGCAGATGACAATGAACTGATTCCTGTCGAGAATGTTCAATCTATGCCAGATGGGACAGGGATGGATCAGCTGATCTGGACAGTTCCGATCAATGATCTGGCCGCGACAGCGCAACAGCTGTACAGCCAACGCGAGCAAGTCAAGAATGTGATCTATGAGATTACGGGGATTTCTGATATTCTCCGCGGGGCCAGCGTGGCTTCCGAAACCGCAACTGCGCAGCAATTAAAAAACCAATGGGGGACTTTTCGGCTTCGTCGGATGCAGAAGGAAGTTCAGCGATATTGCCGTGACTGCATGGCGATTATGCTGGAGATCGCTGCAGCGAAATTTGATATCCAAACTCTTCGCCAGATGACAGGACTTCCTTATCTGACAGATAACGAAAAAGCCCAGATCACTTCCAAACACCAGGAGCTGATGGGGCAGTACCAGCAGACCGTTGCGACGATGCAGGCCCACCAGCCACCACAAATCCCTGGGCAACCGCCAGCACCTGCTCCTCAAACCCCGCCACCTCCGCAGCTTCCTCCGCAGATTGCTCAGGCTCTTCAAATGCCAAGTTGGGAAGATCTTCAAAAACTCCTCCACGACAGTATTGGGCTGCGCTATCGCTGCGACATTGAGACCAATTCCACAATTGATTCTGAGAACAGTCAGGACAAGCAAGACATCTCTGACATCATGAATGCCATGAGCCAACTTCTCAATGGTCTCGGACCTCTGATTCAGGAGGGCGTTATGCCCTTCGGCGTGGCCCAACAATTCATGCTGGCAATCGTTCGGAGGTATAACTTCGGCAGCCAAATCGAAGAATACATCGAGCAGATGCAGCCTCCACAGCCTCAGGGCCAGCAAGGTCCAAAACCTTCTGAACAGGCCCAGGAACAGGTCGCTCAGATCCAAGCTAATGCGGATCTGCAAAAAGCCCAAATGCAGATGCAGATGGAAGAGCAAGAGTTCCAGCACAAGCAAACCCTGATGCAACAACAGGCCCAACTCGATGCCTTGAAGCATAATTCCGATCTTCAGGCCCATAGTCAGCAAATGGCTCAACTCGCTCGCGACGAGGCTCTGGCCCAGGCCAAGCACGAGCGCGACCTTCAGGCTATTCAAGCCAAAGCCGCTGCTGCCCGACAGCAAACTCAAGCCCCGTAGGAGCACTGCCATGCCTCTTTATTCTTATATCTGTGCTGAAGGTCATCCCTTCGATCGATTGCTTCCCCTCTCGGATTACAAAGCATCTCAAAAATGCGCTTGCGGAGCCGACGCGGAAAAGACTATTACTGCCCCAAGGTTCTTCATTGTCGACAATACCGGGTATAACTGCCCTGTTACAGGTGAGTGGATCAGCTCCAAACGCCAACATGAAGAGAACCTTCGAAAACAAGATTGCCGAGTTTTGGAATCTGGGGAAAAGGAAGCTAATCTGCAAAGCAAAGCAGACTATGAAGCCGCTCTCGAAACCAGGATCGAAAACACAGTTGAAAGAGAAATCGAAGCTATGCCATCTGAGAAGCGTGAAACTCTGTACAACGAATTAACCCGAGGTGGGGTTGATCTGGCGTACACTCGCGCAACTCCGAACTTGTAAGGAATCCTGCCATGACCGAACAAACTACTCAACCTGTTATTGAATCTCAGCCAGAGTTCGACACCACCTCTGCACTAGCAGACATTTCTGCCGACCTCTTCGGGCAGGGGGAGGAAGGCGAAGATGCCGGTGGGAAAGAACCCTCGGCTGAGGGGCAGGCGGCGAAGGCTCCGGCAAGCACCTCTACTGCTGTTGAGCCGACGTCGCCTGCCCAAACAGAAAAGACAGGTGAGAACTCCACGGCTGTTCAAGCTGTCGGTGCTCCGGAAACCTGGACAAAGGAAGCAATCGCCAAGTGGGCCACGATCGATCCCACTGTTCAACAGGAAATCCTCAAGCGCGAACAGGACATCTTTAAAGGGATCGAGGAGTACAAAGGTCGCGCGGAGGTCGGGGATAAATATTCCCAGGTCGTCGCGCCTTACAAACCGATCCTGGATCAGGAAGGTATCGATCCTGTCCAGATGTTTCAGAACTTTGCGTCGAATCATTACCTCTTGTCCCGTGGCACCCCGGAGCAGAAGACTCAACTTGGGGCTTTGATGATTCAAAGCTATGGTTTGGATCTTGTCGCGATTGCGCGGCATCTGGATGCAGCTGGGACTTACAAACAGCCGAATCCGGAAATCCAATCTCTTCAAGCCAAGATCAATGAGCTTGAAAAGAGCCAACAGACCTTCTCAGCCCGCGAACAGGAAGCTGCTCAATCCCGAGTTATGCAGGAAGTCAATGACTTCGCCAAAGACCCTGCTCATCCCTATTTTGATGAACTTGTCGACGACATTGCCAAGTTTATCAACTCTGGAGTGTCCACCACTCTCCAGGACGCCTACGACAAGGCGGTCTATGCTAACCCAGCAACCAGGCAGAAGGAGATCGATCGGCTGAAAACCGACGCAGAAAACTCCGCGCTGGAAAAGCTGAACAAGCGTGGACAAAAAGTCGCAGCGGCAACAGCTGCTGATCTCAGGGCAAATCCAAAGCCTCGGAGTGGAACGACCCCGATTGGTACGATGGATGACACCATGGCCGAAACCCTTGCTGCTATCAAGCAGCGCTCCTAATCAAAGGACTGACCAATGGCAACTCCGAGTGCAACCTTTACGGAACTGGTCTCCACCACGTGGCGCCAGCATTCCAAAGACGTCATCGACAACGTCAGCAAGAATAACGCGCTCTATGCGCGGCTGATGAAGAAGGGCAATATGCGGACTGAAGATGGTGGTCTGACCATCGCGCAGCCGCTGGACTACAACAACAATGGGACCTATCAGCGGTATTCGGGATATGATATTCTGAACATCCAGCAGTCCGACGTCATCACAGCGGCGGAATTTCAGTGGCGTCAGATCGCTCTGAACGTCGTGGCAAGTGGTCTCGAACTCCGCAGCAACTCCGGCGATTCGGCGATTGTCAAGCTGGCCAAGGCCCGTATCAAGAACGCGATGCGGACCTTCAAGAACAACTTCAGCTATGATCTCTATGCTGATGGTACGCTTCCGAACCAGATCGGTGGACTTCAAGCCATCGTGGCCGATTCCGGCGTCGGCGTGGTTGGCGGTATCGATGCTAGTGCCTGGTCGTTCTGGGCGCCGGCAGTGCAGTCTGCAGCCAACCCCATCCAGGGCGGCGGTGCGGTCACCCCTTCCTCGACGACCATGGAAACGCAGCTGATGCTGCCTCTTTGGCTGAACCAGGTCCGCGGTGATGACAAGCCAGATCTGATCGTCTCTTCGAATGATTACTTTACGTTCTATGAACAGAGCCAGGTCGCGATCAAACGCTACACCTCGGCCGGCGATGCTGATGGTGGTTTCACCAGTCTGAAATACAAGAACGCCGATGTGATCTTCGACGGTGGCAGCGGTATCCCCGGCGCTCATATGTACTTCCTGAACACGGAGTACTTTGAAATCGTGGTCCATAAGGATGCGAACCTCTCGGTCCAAGATGACCAGAAGCCCTACAACCAGGACGCTGCGGTCATTCCGGTTCTCTGGATGGGGAACATCGTCTGTTCAAACCGCAGGCTGCAGGGCGTGCTGAAGGCGTAATTGCCGGGGGGTTGAAATTGCAAATCCCCGGTAGTTAAGAAAGGACTCTCCAATGAAATATGCAGTTGATGGTATGATTGGCAATCAGCAGATTGCCTTCTACGGTCTGCCTGATTCGACAAGTCGGATGCAGACGGGCTTCCTCGCACAGGCCGCAAATACCTGGTGGGGTTCGGGTGAATTTCTCTATTGCTACTGTGCGACGGCATGTCCGCAGTTTGCACTGGTGACCTTGACCCAGACTCTTCAGTCGGCAGGATGGCGCTATGACGCAGCACCGATCGCGAATACCGCAAACCTGGGATGCATGGTCGGTGTGGCCTGCGTGACTGCAGCGGTCGGCAACTACTTCTGGGTCCAGGTATCGGGTATCGTTCCGGTCTCTTCGACGGCGAGCGTGGCGGCAGCAGCAACCTTCGGTATCGGTGCGGCCGGCCAGGCTGGTGCACTGTCCTCAGGCAAGCAGATTCTTGATGCAAAGATCGTGGCCCCCGCGACTACGACGATTGTCAAGGCAAACTGCTATGCTCCCGGCAACGCGACTTATCTGTTCGTTTCGAATGTCGATGGCTGGTTCAATGGGATTTATCTCAGTGGAACTGGTATCGCCGCCGGTACGACAGTCGTGGACATCGATCCAGGTGAGAACAAGGTCACCTTGTCGGCCGCGACGACAGCCGCTGTTTCGGGTTCCGTGACGGGAACTTACAACAACGGCACGATCTACTACAACGTCGCGCACCTGAATCGCTCGATGGCTCAGGGTCAGATTACTTAATCTGATCTTGTTGGAAGTCCCAGGGAACTCTCCCTCCCTGGGACTTTTTCTTAAACCCTGCTCAGGAGATTATCATGGCAGACGAACCAAAACCCAATTATATTGTATTCGAACGCCGGGCTGTAGAGGACCGCGCAGCAACAGTCGAAGCTGGTCATTACGTGGCGAAGGATGTGGACTTCGTGCTCGTGACACCAGCAGGAACGCGAGATCGCCTGGAAAAGGAAGTCACGGATTGGCTCTTGAGCTTGGAAGAAGGCGTCAAGCAAGAGCGTATCCCGGCCTCGTGGTTGCAGGCCTATCGCTCGGCTTACAAACAGTGGAAGGATGGGCAAGAAGTTCCCGAATTTGGAACGTCGATTCTCAACTGCTCACTCTTCTCGCCTGCTCAGATCAAGATGATCCAGGCAGCCAATATCCGCACGATGGAAGAGCTTGCTGAAGCGACAGAAGAAGGGCTTGCCCGGATCGGTATGGGTGGGCGGGCCCTGAAGTCCAAGGCTAAAGCCTGGTTGGACTCGGCAGAAAATGGCAAATCTGCGGCTGAACTTGATGTTCTTAGAACACGGAATGAGGCTATCGAAGCCGACAACGCCGAACTCAAAGCTCGATTGGAGGTCATGGAAAAGACCCTGACTTCTCTGCAGGCTGCCCAGACAGAACCCCAACTCGTCTCCACTCGTAAGTAAGGATTTGTCATGTCAATCCTGACTGTTGTTCAGAACTTCTGCCGCCTTCATGGTCTGGTTGTGCCGACGTCTGTAATCAACAGTCAGGATACGACTGTGCAACAGATCTATGCGGCATTGCTGGATGTTCTTAGCGAGACAGTACAGGAATCTAAGTTTCAGGTTCTTACTCAGGAAGCGTTATTTACATTGACTGGCACTGAGAGCCAAGGAGCCATGACGACGCTTTGTCCGAATGGCTATCAGTGGGCTGTCAATGACACATTCTATGACAGGACCAGAATGCTGCCCCTGATTGGTCCGATGAATGAGGTGGAATGGCAGCAGTTAAAGGCTCTGCCAAACTCACTTCCAAATTATAAGTACCGCATTCGTGGTGGAAATTTGCTTATCAATCCAGTTCCATCCTCTTCAGGCGGTTTCAGCCAGATAGCCTTTGAGTATATCAGCAGCTGGTTTACGACCAGTGTTTCAGGAACAGCTCAGGCAACGCCACTTCATGATACTGATCTGTTTGTATTTCCTGAAGCAATCGTAGCGAAAGGTTTAGCTTATCGGTGGAAGCAGATCAAGGGTCTACCCTATACCGAGGATCAGACCCGATACTTCGATATGCTTAACAACTTCGTGGCGAGAAACAAAACCGCCAGGAAGATCAATGTCAGCGAAGATAAGCTCACAGATGTCGGCCCAGGCATCTTTGTCCCCTCTGGTAACTGGAATGTCCGGTGAGAGGCCGGAACCGCACAGGCAACCGAGGTGGTACTCGACCGATTCAGGTACAACCTGAGGTCGATGCACAGAAGATTGCTCTTCCCTGTCCTTATAATGGCTGGAATGCTGTTGGTAATCCAGCAGATATGAAGCCTCTTGACGCCTATGTGCTGGATAATTGTTTTCCTGGGGTACAGTCATTGACACTGCGACCAGGATCAACTTCCTGGAGGACTGGTGCACCAGGGAATATTCGAAGTTTGCTGAGTTATCAAGCTCAGTTTGGTGGGAAACTCTTTGCGGCGACTAATACAGGAATTTATGATGCAACGAACGCAGGGGCTTTTGGTAGTTCTCTGCTGAGCTGTTCCAATGGGAGATGGCGGGCCCAGAACTTCGCAACCCCTGGGGGGCAGTTTCTGATTGGAGCCAATGGCACTGATCCGATGTTCATTTACGATGGAACTTCATTTTACAGCGTTACCGGGGTAAGTACTCCTTATGCTATTACAGGTGTAAACACTTCCAACATCTCGCAGCTTCTCTCTCATAAAGTTCGCCTCTGGATGATCCAGGAAGGAACCATGAATCTTTGGTATCTTCCTGTAGAGAGTATTGCTGGGGCTGCTTCAGTCTTTCCCGTAGGCCATCTATTCAAGAAGGGTGGTTCCCTCGTCGCTATGGGAACTTGGTCACTAGATTCAGGAGCTGGTCCAGATGACTTCTTCATCATTGTTACGACTATGGGAGAGCTTGCTGTCTACCAAGGGACTGACCCGAGTTCGAGTTCGACTTGGGCTCTGGTGGGTGTTTTTGATTGCCCTCCGCCTCTTGGTAATAAGTGTTTTTGCGATTATGGTGGTGATCTTTTATATCTTAGTCAGAATGGGATTCTTCCTCTTAGTAAGTTGATGCAATCTGTTGTGATTGATCACTCGCTGAATGTAAGCTTTCAGATCGATGGGGCTTTTCTAGCCGCAGCCCAGACTTATGGAAGCAACCCTGATTGGGATATGGTTGTGCATAAGTCAGCCAGTGCTCTGATTGTAAATATACCTGTTGCGACGGATAGTGTTAGCTATCAGTTCGTAATGAATACGATTACAAAAGCTTGGTGTAGGTTTACTGGTTGGAATGCTAGTTGTCTGGCAGAATATCAAGGGAACTTCTTCTTCGCATCTGGGCATGTGGTTTACCAAGGTTGGTCTGGAGTTAGTGATTCGGGTTCTGCAATTCAAGGGACTATTGCGCAAGCTTATAATAACTTCGGTTCGAATTCTGGTCTTCAGATAACTTCAATAATGCCTTATATTCAGGCCAGTGGACAACTGGCTATCAGCTATGCGGTAGATACAGACTTCGTAACTTCTGCGGCTAATAATCTTCAAACTTATCAAATTCAATCAGCTGCTTGGGACATATCTCTCTGGGATCAAGCAGAATGGTCCAGCACTGGGGATATTAACTCCACGGATTTTGTAGTCCCTCAGTGGATGACAGTTCCCTCCAAACCTGGATTTATGCACTCTTTGAGAATGCAGATAACTTCCTCGACCGGTAATATTGCTTGGACAGCAACACAGTTACTTGTTAAACCAGCTGGCTTTCTGTGAAGCGGATTCTCATAGGACAAGAGGATCTTTATGGTCCTTGGATTGCCCAGAGACTTCATATGGAATGGCATCCTGGTAGAGGATCTATTATTGGCCTCTGGCAAGATGGCGTCGGGCCTATTGCAGCTTGTTTATTTGAAGGTTGCAATGGGGCGAGTGTCATGCTTCATTGTGTCGGAGAGGGTAGAATTTGGCTGAATAGAGAATTTCTCTGGTTTTGCTTTTACTATCCTTTCGAGCAGTTGAAAGTTAATAAGATAATCTCTCCTGTTGAGTCAGAGAATTTCGATTCCAGGAATTTTATTGAGAACATCGGTTTCTCGCTTGAGGCTACCCTCAAGGATGCCAGCCCGAAAGGGGATTTACTGATCTATACTCTGGGAAAAGATCAGTGCAAATGGCTATCCTTAAGGGAAAAATATCGTGGGCAAACCAAGCGCTCCAGCAGCACCTGACTATACAGCAGCAGCCGTTGCGCAGGGATCTGCGAATACGCAGACTGCGGTTGCGAACAATCAGCTTAATCAAGATAATCAGATTACTCCTTATGGTAATCTGACTTATAGCTATTCGCAACCAGGTTCAGGCCAGGGTTATACAGATAAGAATGGGAATTATATTCCCCAAGCAACTGCCACGACGAGTCTGTCGCCGGCAGAGCAGCAGCTGTTTAACCAGAATACAAGTCTGTCGACGGGACTGAACTCAGCAGCTCTAGGGACTATGCCAGCAGTTGTAAATGCTGCAAGTACACCACTGAATGCGAGTCAGTTTAATCCACTGACACAGGGACTGGCTGCAACTCCGACGCAAGTTCAAGGTTCGGTCGCTCCGACGACGACCTCAGCTATTAATCCTGCCGATTATACAGCCAATGCCAATGCTGTCACACAGGCTATGCTGACGCAGATGGCTCCAAGTCAGCAGCAGCAGAGCGAGCAACTTGCAGCTCAGCTGGCAAATCAGGGTATTGAGGGTGGATCAGAAGCTGCTGGTTATGCGAATACACAACTTGCTTCAAATCAAGCTCAGCAAAAAGCCGCAGCAGTTGTTGCTGGCCAGCAACAAGCTCAGAACCAGATCCAGGATGCGCTGCAAACTCAGCAACAGAATTATGCGCAGAACCTTTCCAGTGCTAATCAGCAGAACCTGGCTCAGAATCAAGAGTTTAACCAAGGTCTTGCTGGTAGTCAGTTTGCAAACCAGGCACAACAGCAGGCAATTCAGGAAGGTGCTTACTTCCAGACTGAGCCACTGAATACACTGAATGCTCTGAGAACTGGTGGGCAGGTTCAAAACCCGACATTTGGGAATGTGGCTGGAGGAGCACAAGCTCAATCGGCCCCACTCATGCAGGCTGCACAGAGTCAGTATTCGGCGGCATTGCAACAGTACCAGATGCAGATGAATCAGTATAGTGGAATGCTTTCTGGTCTGAGCGGTATTGGTTCTGCCGCCATTATGGCTTAATTAGGATAGTTCAGATGGCTGATATCGGTGATGTCTCGATTCCAAAGCTTGTACTTCCTACGGGGTATGAGGCAGATCAGCAGAAGCTCATGCAGCGGATGCAGATCGCTCAAGAGCTTCGTCAGAAGGCTTTAGAAGGCGGTGGGCCAAATCAGACTTCCTACCTGCAACCGATTGCCAGTCTTGTCCAGGCCTTGATGGCGAAGAAGATGGACAAGGCGAATAATGCTGGCTATGCTGGATTAACCCAGGCCATGATGGGCACGCGGCAGCAGGCTATGCAGGACTTTACCAAGGATGTTCAGGCAGGTATGCCCGCGGATCAACTGACACTGAAATGGGGGCAAAACCCTTGGGTGCAGCCAGTCTTGGGGCAGTTTGAGGCTGGGGCGAAGAAGCTTCAAGAAAATAAGACAGAGGTCTCTCCGACGGATCTGATCGCTCAAGGGCTTAATGGTCCAATGAGGGTTACGATGGGGCTCGACAAGGCTGGTGGTGTTCACAGTTTCGCTGGTGGGCAGTTGACGACTCCGAACGATCTGAAAAATATCGGAGGTATTGCACTTGATCCGGCTCTGCTGAAGCCAGGTGCTGTACTTCCCAGTGATCCATCAGCAAATACGACAAGAAATCCTGATGGTTCTGTGACTTATAACCTTCCGGCAATCTATGGTATGCGGACGGGAAGGACTGGCGCAGGACTTCCAACACCGCCTTCAGGAGGCCCGCAACAAGCTGATCCAGTCGCGAATGGGTTTATCAACAATGGTGGGCTTCCTGGCTCGGCAGCTGCTCCTGCTGCACCAGTTGCTCCAATCCAGAGTGTTCCGAATGGTAACCCTCTGACGCCTGTGGCACCAACTGCTCAACCACAAGCAGCAGCTGCTGATCCTTTTGATACGGCTGGGTCGATTATGGTCCAAGCCAAGTCTGCTCGTCGCATCGATCCGATGGGGTATCAGCATCTGACATCAACTCTCGGCAAGCAGTCGGCGGATAGCTGGCTGGCTTCAAATGGAATTTCTGTGGGGAATTAAGATGGCTGATCAACTTCCTCCTGATGTGCAAGCGGTGTTGGCTGCGGCAAGGGCCCGGCAAGCAGCCCCGCGACCTGTTGTGGTATCTCCTCCTGGAGGCTTCAATCCGAATGTTGTACTGCCAGATAGTCCAGACTATACTCTGAGTAACGCCCAAAAGGGCGGAAGCATTGCCCATGAGCAGGTCTCAACAGCAGCAGAAGCCGCAAAGGCGCAGTCAGATGCGCTTGCAAGAAGTGCACAAGGTGGTATCACTACTGATGCCGAGGAGCGCAGAGCAGCTGGTGTGGCTGTTCAGCTTCTTCGCAGCCTCTCAACTATGCACGATATTTATAAGAAAGATCCAACACTTTTACAGCCCAGCTATGGGGAAGAGGCTTTTGCTCAGCATCTTGGGCCCTTGGCTCCGGGTGAAACCCCTTTCCAGCAGCAACTGACTGCCCGAACTTACTACCTGAATCATTATGAGCCTGCAAGAGCCGAAGATCGTTTAGAAGCTTATAAATCTTTCAAGGGGGCTCTGGAAGCCGCTGCCCACGTAGCCGGTGCAAGATATTCTCCAGAAGAAGGTATAGTCAATCTTGGGATTTATGGCATAACTCCTGCAGATACACCAAAGGAGATTGGAAATACCTTTGGTAATTGGAATAATCTGGCTTCCAGAGCAATTGTGCAATCTGGTGCTGGGAAACTCATGTTTGATAAATACGCGCTTCCACCAGAGGCTATGGATTATTATAAGAATATTCAAGGTATTCCAGCAACGCTTGCACAACAGCATTATCTTCCCAATGGACAGGCAGAAGCTCCGAATAATCAAACTTCTACTACGGAACAAGCAGGCAAATGGCCTGATGGGCTTCAACAGGAACACGCAGCGTTTCTGGCTTCAATCCCTCGCGGGAAGCTGACACCAGAAATGTACGTTGATATGCGGAATGCTTTGCAGCAGAAATATCTGCCAGGTTCTGCTCAACCTCTTGACCCAAGCAATCCTGAGGTTCAGAAGTTTGTGGAAGGGTTTAACGATCCTTCCAATCACATCACGACACGGATTCCTGATCCAATCAGAACCCTGACTCCACAGGAACAGTATTCGGCTGTAGAAGGGTCGAAGCCTCTCCCGACTTTCCTCCGCAACTATGCTGATTCTGCTACGGCTGATATTTCCCATCTGCTGGAAACAGACAAGCAGAAAGAAGCTGGACAACTGGCCAACGAGGCCAATCCGACGGCTTCAACTACCGGGAGTTTGGCAGGTCAAATCACCGGGATTCTCGGAGGGGATAAACTAATCTCAGCCGGGCTCGGAAAAGCTGCTGAGGTTGGAGGGGCTGTTCTACCGAAGCTGCTTTATGATCCGGCTAAGAGGGCGGTGATTGCGGACGTAGCGGCGAATGCGGGGCATGGGAGCCTCACCACGGCGGATAATGGAGGTTCGCTAGGGGACATCGCCGCTAGTGGCGGGATTGGCGCCCTAGGAGCCGTTGGCGGGCGATTTGCCGTGCGAGGCGCCCAAGGGTTCATGGGTGAGAAGCAGCTTGCTGATCTAGCGCAATTGAAAGGGGTTGATCTGACGACGCCTCAAGCGATTGGCGCAGGACGGCTGGAAGAGATGCTGCTGGATGTACCTATTGTCCGGGGAGCCAGGGAAAATGCGGAGGGTTCTTATAATCTGAATAATAATGAGCGGACATTGGCTCTTGCAAATGAGGGGCTTCCTAGCCCACAAGTCGATGCGACGATGCCTCCAGGGACAGAGCCTGGAACGGCTGGAAATGCTATCATGCGTGATAGACTGGATCAGGCTTATGATAACTTGCTTCCTAATATCTCGGGGACGAGGGATAATACTTTTGGGCTCGGAATGGTAGGGAAAGAGCAAGATATTGCCCAGATGGGTCGGAAGCCTTTTAGCTACTATGTGCAGAATGTTCGGCCACTGGAAGGGACACTGCTGGATCAGAATGGTGGGTATACCGGAGCTTCCTACAAGGCAACCCGCGGACAACTCGGTGGGGTAGAGGATCAGCTTCGTAGTCTCGCTGATTCGAGCCTGAATATGGACAATCGAGTTATGACACCACAGCAGGCTCGTGAAATGCTTGGTCATGTTGGGGACATCAAGCAGCATCTTCAAGACATGATTGTGAGACAGAATCCTGTGGAAGGCCCACAACTCCAAGCTCTTGATCGGGCTTATGCTCGAAGTCAAGTTGTCTATGATGCCACCAATCGAGCAGGCTCGAATCCTGATAATCTCAACTCTCCAACGCAGTATGATGCCTCAATTAGGAAGATGGATAATTCTCCAAACAAGGTAAATAGTGCAACCGGACGGGCCTTTGACCAAGCTTATGCTGAGGCTGGCCAGAGGATCATGGGACAGAAAGCTGCTCCGAGTTCTTTAAACTTCTGGAAAACAGCTGGGGTTCTCGGACTTCCTCATTTGCTTGCTGCGGGGGCAGAGGCTTCGGGTCATCAAGGTGCAGCATTGGGTTTGGAAACTCTTCTTGGGGTTCCAGCTATGGCTGCGCTCTATGCGCCGGGGGCCCGCCAGGTCACTAGAGCCCTACTCTCCAAAGGTATCGGCATTGCCCCTGATGCTGTCAATGCTCCACCGATTGCTAAGGATGTTATGGCTCAGCTCGTGGCAGCTCTGATTGCCAATAAACTCGGAGATAAGTAATGCCTTTTGATGGTTCAGGGAATTATACTCCCCCGGTAAGCCCAGCGTTTCCCGCGATCACAAACACGAACATTTCATCTTCTTACTACAATCAGGTCATCAATGATCTGGCTGCAGCGATGAGTATGGTCTTAACCAGGGATGGGCAAGGAAAACCTTCAGGTCCAATTGGTTGGAATAACCAGAATCTTTCAGCAGTCAATGCTTTGAGTGCGCAGAGCCTGGCGATTGCTGCTAATGGCTCTGTAAGTGGCTATCTTGGTGTAGGTATTACAACTCCAACTCTTCCTTTGCAGGTTGTGAGTTCAGGTGAGAAGTCAGCCTCTTTTTTCAGTGCTGTTTCGGCTTCCCCCGCAAGTTATGATGCTGGAGAGTGCTTTAGTCTTCTAGGAACAGCCACTTCTGGGCTTACCTTTACCTCATCAGATTCTCGAATGCTGACCTTTGGTGTGGCACCGGACGATTCAATTTATATCAGAGCGCAAGCACTTCGTCATGTGTCTTCGACAGGCCATTATTGGTCAGTAGCTAACAGTACGAATAGTGCTATGGTACTGACTTCTGCAGGTTACTTTGGATTGGGAACAGCTTCGCCAACTATGCCTTTTCAGGCAGTTGGACAATCAAATATCGGTTATGGGGTTTCGCAAGTAGCTGCGGGAAGTCTGACTTCTGCTAATCTTTCAACCTATTCTGCAGCTTTTCTCGGCGGAACTGGGGGAAACTTTCTCCTCTCTGGACAGTTCGACGTAGGTTCACTGTATACTCAATGGCTGCAATCGGCTTTCACCACCAGCGGATCTTCAACGATCTATAATCTGTGTCTTCAGCCTATTGGAGGTTATGTTGGGATTGGCATAGCGGCTCCAGTAGTGCCTCTGGACGTTAATGGCACGATCAGATCAGTAGCAGCTTCTGGGCAAATTCCGGCTCTGCTATTGAATAATACCACAGGAACTTCCTGGAAGGCGAATGTTCGTTTTCAGTCCAATGGGGCAACGAAGTTCGAAATCGGGACGGATCCTGGAACAGCAGGTGCGGATACTTTTTACATATACAATCAGGCGACATCGCAAAATGTGCTGGTGATTACTTCGGGAGGGTCAATCACAATCCCAGCAGTAGTGGATACCTTTGGGTATAAAGGACTTCCGCAGAACTATCAAACTTCTGGCTATACGCTTGCTTTCAGTGATATGGGCAAGCATATCAGTATCACGACTGGTGGTGTGACGATTCCTGCAAATAGTTCAGTAGCTTTTCCCATAGGCTCCGCGATTACAATCTTTAATAACAGTAGTTCAAATCAGTCGATCTCGATCACGACAGATACTCTTTATCAAGCCGGAACTTCAAATACTGGTACAAGAACTTTAGCTGGCTATGGGCTTGCCACGCTATTAAAGGTGGCAGCTACGACTTGGGTTATTGCTGGCAGTGGGGTGACTTAAAATGTCAGGAATTCTTATGACATTCTTTGGGGGCTTTACCCCGACCTCTAGGACTTACCAGGGTACTAGTGGAACAGAGGTTATACCTTCTGGTGCAAGTTCTGTTGTGATTCAAGGATGGGGTGGCGGTGGGGCTGGAGGAAGTGGTTCTGGCGTGCTGGATGCAGATTGTAATGGGGGTGGTGGTGGTTCTGGAGGGTACTTTCAAAAAACCATTGCGCTTACATCTGCTAACTGGGGAAAGACACTGAATTATACAGCTGCTGGGCAAGCTTCTTCAGGAAATAATGGAACAGGAAGTTCTGTCTCTAGTGGGACTTTCAGTCTGACGACTTGCACAGCCAATGGGGGCGGCGCTGGTGGGCCTGGTTCAAATGCTGTTGGAACAGCCGGGTTAGCAGCTACTGTTGGAAGTGGTGGTGACACTAATACTGCTGGCAATGGCGGCGTCCAAGGGAATTTTGGAGGCTCTGGCGCAGCAGCTCCTAATGGCGGAGCCTCTCAAACAACTTCTGGGGCTGCTGGTAATCCTCCAGGCGGCGGGGGTGCTGGTGGTGCTATAGGCGCTGCGCATTCCAGTCCTCCCGGAGGATCAGGTGGTATTGGCCAAATTGTCTTTTCATATACATAAGGTGCAAAATGGCTCAAAAAGAGTTGATTGACGAAGTAGCACCTTGGTTCTTTACAGGCTGTGCTGGTATGTTAGGACGACTTATGTTCCATGCGAAACTCGCCCAAGCGGGCCAAGTTAAGCCCTTGTCATGGGCACTGTTCTGGGATATTCCCATCGCATTAGGAACGGGTTGGATTGCTCTTGGCCTTTGTAACTGGTGGAACTTAGGCTGGAATCCAACAGTTTCTATCGCGATCATCACGGGTTATCTTGGTCCGTATGGGATTGATACGATCTTCAGCCGATGGGCTGATATGAAATTTGGAAAGGTCCAAAGCAATGGCCGATCGAAATCTGAACGATCTTCATCCGATAGTTCGGGACAAGGCGGAGCAGGCTCTGGCGGAGTGCAAAGCCAAGGGGATTGATGTTCTGGTAACTTGTACCCTGCGGACAGGGGAAGAGCAGAATCAACTCTTTGCCCAGGGTCGGACAGAGCCAGGAAGGGTTATAACCAATGCCCGAGCAGGACAATCAATGCACCAATACGGTTGCGCTCTGGATATCTATCCTGTCATTGGTGGTAAGCCTGATTTCACTGGCACTCGTCCTGAGTGGCATGTTATTGCAGGGATCTTCAAGTCCCTAGGGTTTGAATGGGGCTTTGATTGGCCTCGGTTCAAAGAGATGCCTCACTTCCAATTCACCGGCGGGCATCCTCTGAGTTACTTCGAAGCCGGTGGCAAACTCTGAAGAGGAAAAGATCATGCTTTCAGGTTATAAGACTTACATCACCGCAGGGCTGACAGTTCTCGGTGTCGTCGCGACTGTTCTGGAAGGTCAGATGACCTGGCAGGCAGCCATCGGGCCAATCTCAACGGCGGTTCTGGCAGCGTTTTTGCGGAATGGCGTCACGACTTCGGCTTCGAGCTGACCAGTGCCGGGGTGGCTAACAGCTGCTCTGGATCTTCTAAAGGCGGTTCTGGGGTTTCTTCAGAACCGCCAATTGGAGCAAGCTGGAGCTGACGCGCAACAAGTGAAAGTTCAGGAGAAAGTCAATGCAGAGGTTGAAAAAGCTGAGACTATTGTTCCTGGGTCTGATCCTGCCCTTGATCAGCAACTGCGCAGTGAGTACGACCGCGATACCAACGGTCAGTGATTTTTGTCAGATTGCGAAGCCGATGACCTTTAGCGGGAAGGGTGATACGCAAGAGACGCAGAAAGAAATTTTGGACTTCGACGAGAGATATGCCTGTGTCTGTCAGGATCGTTGTCCGAAAGCACCTTCGAAGTAGGAGCAGATAATATGCTGAGAAAAATTCTTTTTGGTTGGTCACTGCTAGCGCTGCCCATACAAGTGGAAGCTCAGCAAGTTGTTTTTCCAAATAACCCAGTCAGATATCCGCAGGCTGTTGTCAGTGGGCAGATCATCGACTTCAGAGATTATGGAGTAGTAATGCTGAACTGCACGACTGCTCCAAGTGCTGGTAGTCTGGCAGCCAGTCCAGATAATGCCAGTGATTTCGTCGTGCAAACACTTATTCTGAACAATTCTGGAAGTATCAGCACGACTTCAGTTATCAGTTCTGCTGGTGTATACACCATGCCTGGGTATCGGTGGGTACAAATTACATTAACGGGTGGGACTTGCTTTATCGGGGGAGGCCAGTGATGCTTTACAAACCACTTTTCGCAGTCTTGGCACTGTTCGCTGCACCTGCGTTGGCAGCGACGGATCCGATTGCCGAAGGGCTGGCTGCGGCAAATAAGAATCCAATCCAGATCTATGCCAACACATACGGCTGTGTCTGGGACGGCTCTACCAGTCACGACGTCATGCCTTGCATAAACGCGGCAGCAACCAAGGCGGCAATCACCCCCGGTGCGGTGGTGGTTGTTCCTGCGGGCAGCTATTATGCAGCGACCAATCTGTCAGTCAATGCCAGCGGGGTTGTCATCCAAGGTGCAGGCTACGGCTTCCCCCGCGACAACGCGGTTAGTTCGTCCATCCAGACCGTCACGAAAATCACGTATAATGGGACTGCCGAGGCCGGCCCGTTTATCGAGTTCAAGGCCACGGGCGCGCAGGGCCTGTACGGAAACGGATTGATTGGTATCGGCATCGACTGTGGTTCGCTCGTGGATACATGCGTACATCTCCAGTCCGTATCGTATGGCACATGGGCGTTTACGCAGGGTGAAGCTCGCAAGACGGGTGTGCTGTGGGATACGGCGACACCGGCGCCAGGTAACCAGCAGAATGATGCGTGGATCGGCACGCGAAATATCAATGCATCTTATGCGGCCAGCGGCCTTGTCCTGGATAATGGATCGGGATCATCCTGGAATACCAGCTATAACCGATTTCATTATATTGGCGTTTTTTATGGTACCGGCGACGGTCTGGTGCTCGGTAACGATGACACCAACCGGATCGATGAAATTTATGCCTACAAGTATGGAACTGCGACAACGGGAAGCCCGGTCGTCTGCGCCAATACAGCATATACCCCGCCCTCCGGCGTGGCGACGAACGGCCACTGCTATGACAACCTGATCGGCCTGACCGGAGCGCCTGTGTGGTCTCAGGGCTTTGTGCAGGGTGCGACTTTTGTGGTGACTGGAGGCAACGCGGGCACGTTGGCCTATAATCCGGTGTCGTTGGCGACAAACGCTGCATCTGACTACACGACTTCGGCCCTCAACTTCGCAAGCGTGTCCGGCGTTACTATCGGCCAAACTGTGTCCTGCGGTGGTGTCTCAGGGGGGATTTATCCCGAGACTTATGTGACGGCGGTGACGGCTACGACAGTGAGCCTCGCACGGAACCCAATCTATGCTGGCGGCATCAACGGCGTGGCAAGCGGGCAGACCTGCACCTTTGGTATAGGCATTAACCCTTCCGCTGCGCCTGGCGTTTACACTATCACGGCTGCTACTAGCACCACCTTCAACATTGCGGCTCCTGCCGGGGGCAACTCACAGAGTGGCATTGCAGTTTCTGGGGGAGCCATCAACTTCAAAGACATGATTATTCCCGTCACCGGAACGGCGGTTACCGGCGACACGTATACGGTGACTGTACCCACACCAGCGACTTATAACAAAGTCCTGCATGTCGATAAATCGAACAACATTTCCGATCCGTTCGGTGGGCCAGGCAGCCACATCACTGCGCCCTACGGATTTCAGCAAGGACTGGCGTTTTCGGGGGATAGTACCTCCTGCTGGTCAGCATATGCCTTGTCGGGCCAGGCTCTCCCCACCTCGGGGTGTATTGGCTTCGGCGGCTTTTATTTTGGAGAAACCGGGACCAACGCAGGCGTCCGTGGGTTTATGGCAGGCGGATCGAATAATTTCATCCTGAGCACATCAAGCAACGGCTTCACTGGCGGTGGCAAAAACAATACGATTGCAGGCGCTTATGGTTCGGCGAGCGGTGGCTACCAGGGCACTGACCGGCAGCACTACGCTGCCCAGGTGTTCGCTGGCGGCCTTTTCAACGTGCAGGGCGATGCCCAGACAGAACTGTTTGTCTGGCACGGCACGGGCTCAACTGCGTCAGCGTTTCGCGTCGATGCAGACGGCTCCGCATCGCCAACCACGTTTACGTGCGGGGTAATCCCCAACAACTCCGCTTACCAGCTATCTATGCGGATCGCCGCCATCGACCACACGACGCCTTCAAAAAGCATGAGCTGGGGCACGTGGGATGGCTTGCTTGTCCGTGGTGCCAGTGCAGCCACAACTGCAATTCAGATGAACGCCACACCGACGCCGTTGACCAACGGCACCGTGACTGGGGCCACAATTGCAGCAACTGCGGACACAGCATTGGGGTGCCTGAACATTTCGTTTACGCCCCCGACCAGCAATACGGATGCCTGGGACGTGGTGGCACGGATTGAAACTTTGGAGGTGCAATAGTGCTACTTGTCCTTGCATGGGAGCCGATCGACAGGCTGTTTGACGAGGGGCATTGAGAATAAGTTTTAACTTCAAATTTTGACAAAATGAAACCCCCGTTAGTTTGAATTGGCAAACTAACGGGGGTTTTTCAGTTTTCAGGGTTTACATCAGATACAGTGATCCCTGGAAAGAGATAGAGTGTATTGCCTTGTTGTTGCATCCGGAGTTGTCCAGAGCGGATGGCCCCGTTGATGATGGATTCGAAGTCCTGGATCTTTGGAAAGTGGGCATGAACGTAGCGGTAGGCTTCGGCCCACTCGACCTTTCCGCGTTTGGCAACGTACCAGATGAGACGCTCAGCGAAAAGGGCTTCTTCAGATTTTCCAATCTTTGAGAAGACGAACTGCATTTCAGGTTCGAGGTCAGTGACCATCTGGTTGGCCAAAGCGAGGTGTTCAGCGGTGATGATCAGGGAGTCTGATTCAGCGGCTGAGAGAACCATAGCAAGTTTGTGGATATGAGTTTGCTTGCGGGCCAGGTAACCCCCGAAGCGATCCTCGTCGAGGTGGAGATGCTTGGAGGCGTAGTGGGCCTCATACCAGGCATGACCGTACTTGAGGGCCTCAGGGGTCATGGTGAACTTGCCCTTCATCATTGAGATCAGGGTTAGGTCGTCGAGAAGGTGCTGGGCTTTTTCCTTCCAGCCTTCAGGGATGATTTCCTGAGGGTAGGCTACAAGGCGTTGTTTCTTCTCAGCATAGACGAAGATACATCGAGAGGTAAAGCCCCCTCCGACCATGTATTCTGGGAAATTCCCTGCTATCCACGACGGCGTAGTGCAAGCAATGAGATTGATCCAGGGATTTTCCACTGTGTCATTACCAGATCCCTTGGTCTTCTTTTCAAATGCACCCTGGCGTCCGTCCCAGAGAGTAACGAAAAGGTCAACCATTGCGGTGTCTCTCGGATCAAGAAGATTTCCAAATTCTGAGGACAGGATAGTAAGCGCTGACATCGCATGATATTCAGAATTGTATTCAAACGCCAGTGTGGATTCTGCAAAAGCCCCGACAAGAGCCTGCCACGTAACAACGTCTGGTCCGAATTTGACATCTGGCACCTTTTTGAGCAGAGACATGCCGATATCGGCAGTGGTTGATTTGGAGACGATTCCAGGCGGTGCGACGAGAATGATGTAGAAGTTCGGATACCATTGGAAGTATCCCATGTCTAACCAGACTTGTCGGCGCAGCGCCCCAGCAATGGTGGAGACTGCAACCCAGAAGTGCATGTGTTTGGGCGCTTCGGAGTAAGCCGAATACTCCATGTAAGCTGAAATCCAATTCCCTAATCGGCGTTTCACTGGCAATCTCCCCAGCTGATCGGTGAGGTCTTGATACCGACAGGAACAGTCATCGGCTCCGGGTAAGGAAGTTCCACAGAGCAGTGATGAATAATCTTTCGGATACTTTCGTCTCGAAGATGTGCCGGGTATTGTCCTGCGAGAGAATCGTGAACTTGAAGGAGAACTTGGATTTGAGGTTCTTTCTCATAGAGATTTCGATACCCTCGATTGATAAGGCATCCCACGGTAGATTGAGGAATCCAAGCCACAGCTTGCTTAAAGATGGTCCCTTCAATACGATCGAAGAAGTAGGAGCGGTATCCGAAGATATTTTGGACATATCTTCTAGAAGCGACCTCATGCTTAACACGCTCTTGCCACTTTTCGATCTCAGGGAACTTCCCATAATACCATCGCTGAATGCGTTCCACTTCATGAGTAAGAAGCCCAATTCGACTGGAGAGGCCAGAAGCTGTTCCAAGGTAGTTGGTGCCGTGGCAAAGGGCCTTGAAGAGCTTGTAGGAGGGATGATGCTTGGTGATGGAAGGGTCATGGTAGTATTCCTTTGCGACTTCGACATAGGGCTTGAGGCCCTCGGCCAGCATGGCCTTCATTTCCTTGCAGTCAGATTCCCAGACGACAATGCGAAGGTCGGCAGAATCCAGGTCGATGTCGAAGAACTCCATGCCAGGATCAGTGATGAAAAGCTTCCTGACATTCGGAAGACCCGAGGCTTCATCGCCGGAAGGAATGTTCTGAAGGTTCATTCCCGAACCGAAAGCGTTTTCAGAACTGCTAAATCGATATGTTTCAGTTCCGGCGATGTTAAAGCTGCATCGCATCCGTTCGTCAGTGTCCACGGGAGCTTCCAGAAACGTAGCCCGGAATACATTGAGACTACGCAGCTCGCGGATTCGGTTGGTAAGAGGCCTGAGCAGAGGTTCTCTATCTCCGAGCTTTTCAAGAGCAGCATCATCGGTGGTGGGATTGCCAGTTTTGCGCGAAATAACAGGCCGTTGGTCAAGTAATCGGTAGAATAAATCCTGCATCTGCTTTGGGGATTTGATATTAAGCTCGAAACCAAGCAGAGTTTTAATCCAGGCATTGGCCTCAAGGATCGCGCTTTCAAGATCTCGGGAAAGGCTGGTCTTTGACTCATTGTTGACTCTTATCCCCCGGTTCATTGTTTCAAGGACAGGCCAGAACATCGATTGCTGGAAGTCGGAGACTGAACGGAGTTCGGGCCAGGAAGAGGCAGTGAACTGATCGATCATGGTCTGTTCGACCTTGTCGATTTCAAAGGTGATGCAGCAGTCTTTGCAGTTGTAAATCCAGAGCTGGCGCTCACCGAGTTTCGGGTCCCAGTTTTTGGATTCATCCTTCCAGTAGACATGGTAGGCAGCATACATGGAAGAGAGGAAATCGAGACCCTTTGGCATGGAGGAGAAGATGGAATGCTGAGCCAGCATGGTATCACGGGCGAAGTTCGGTATGAAAAGCAACCAACGGTAGAAGTACTGCGCATCGTAGATGAAATTCTGACCAATAACCCTGACATTGGGGTGAGTGAGAAGCTTGTAGAGTTTGAAAGCTATGAAGGCTTCTTCGACTTCAAGCCAATAATTCACGCGGGAAGGGTCGAAGTTCGCTCGCATGAGAGGAATGCAGATGGCTTCGGTTTCCGACCAGGCTATTCCCACACAGGCCAGATGTCCTGACCGTGTTTCCACATCAACAGATAAGTCGAGTTGGGCTTTTTCTGCTCGGGATTGGAGTGCCTGTAAACGCATAGCGACGATACTAAAGCTCGGTTCGACTTCGAATTGATAGTCAGGCTCGCTGACTGGTGAAGGATCAAATGCAAGCTTTGCTGCCCGACGATAATCGTGTACGCAGACCTGACGGTCTTTCCAAACGGCGTAGATATATCCGGGTGTATAAGTTGGTATGACATAGCAGGAATGACCGGCAGGAGTTGTGTACTTAAGGATGGAGGATCGCCAGGACTTTATTCCGAATTTCCCTGTGAGGGCGAAGAGGACCGCATTTCCGAAGCAGAGTATGACTTTGGGCCTGACAGCATCGATTTCACGGTTGAGCGTATCAAGGCCCAATAAAAATTCGGGTTTGACATAGCGGTCCCAGAGAGGGCGATGGATCGGAGTGATCTCGCCTTTGGTTCGCGCAATGAGGAGGTCGGGGTCTTGGGCATGGATGGTTCCTTTGATCAGTGAGGTGATGAAGCAGGCATAGGGATCGATGCCTGCCTCGCGGGCCATATTGGAGAACTCTCGGTCTGAGAGAATGGAGTTAGAGTTGATGTCTCTGTGGGTAACGCAGTCTGAGACAATCATAAGAGCTGCGTTGGTGTCCCCGCGACCTCGGAGCATCAGATCAACTCCACTTGCTCATCGAGTTTGTTCAGACGTTGAACACAAATGCCATAGTATTCAGCATTCAGTTCAAGTCCTGTTGCGTAGAGTTTGAGTGAATGGGCAGCAGGGAAGATAGTACCTGTGCCCGCGAACGCATCAAGGATTGTGTCACCCGGACGTGTGCTGCGTCGGAGCAGATCAACAAAGAGTTCAATGGGCTTGTTAGCACCATGGCCGATATTCTCTTCGAGACGGCAGGGTAAGACATCGGAATAGATTCCTGTGACGGGCTTATTGCCCTTGATGGCATAGAGGCAGAGTTCATACTGCCGGCGAGGACCATGTTCAGGGAGGGGTACGCGACCAGAATCAGTTTTGTAGACGACGAGAGGGGTTCGGAAGACGTACCAGCCAGCGTCAAGCATCATGCGCTTGAGTTCTGCGAAGCGGTCAAAGTCGCAGAAGATATAGGCGTGGGCCTGGGGCTTTGTGATGCGAAAAGCCAGAGGACAGAATTCCAACATCAAATGCTGCCAGTTGGCATAGCTGTCTTGGTAGTGGTGTTCGGAATTAACCATCTTTCCGCCACCATCACCAAAGGTGTCCGCCCCCATGCCGTAGGGAGGGTCGGTCAGGATGACATCGAAAGTGTTGTCTGGGCATTCCTGCATCCATTCGATGCAATCAACGTGGAGAAGCTTGTGGGAGGATGAGTTGTAAGTTCGGCCCACGCGCTCGGCAAGAGCAGCATTCTTTTTGGTTTCCTCCTCCCGCTTGAGAATTTTGAAAGCATCTTTGGCAGTGGCAGCGCGAGCAACCAGGGGGTTAGAGAGGTGATCAGCGAGGACGAGAGACTGGTGGGCCGTCGTGCGATCTTTGGTCAGAGTGCCGAGAGAGACGACTTCAGTGACGGTTTCATGTTTCTCGTGCTGATTACCGAAGGCTTCAGCCTGAGCCTGTCGGAGTTTATGCAACCGAGCAATGGCTGCGGATTGTTCCTGCCAAGTCAGATCCTTCCGGCGGAAGTTCTCATCGAGTTCAGCTTCTTCGGCTTCGAGTTCGGAGAGTTCGCCAAGGGTGACGATTGGCACCTCATAGGGCGCGAATAGAGCCCCATTGCAACGGATACTCTCCCCCATGGCCCATAGGTCCGCCATGGCGCGCAATCGGCGCTCTCCGGCCACGAGAGCGAACCCTAGATGGGTTTCCCGGCATACAATCGGGTGCAACAATCCCCGCATAAGGATTGAATTGCTGAGATCGGTCAGAGCCTCCGGATCGAAGTCTTGACGCTGGCGATCAGCAGAGATAATGAGAGAGTCTCGGAGGATTTTCTGTACCATGGGAGATGCTCCTTAAAACTTTTTACCGTTGGCCCCGGCGCGGTTGGAAAGCTTGTGATCGGCCCGCGAGGCATTGAATTGAAGCTTCTCGATGAAAGCCTGGCCGAAATTCATGCCGTTGTATTCGGGGAACTTGTCAGGATTCGCCATGATGTAACCGAGAAGGTCGAAGATGCGGATGAAGGTATCAGCCATCTCGACAGTCAGCATCATGTGGGCAGGAAGCTTGTCATCATGGAGAGTCTTGCGGAAGCCTTCGAGGCCTTCAGAGACTTCGGAGTGGACCAGGGCCAGCATTTTGGCGATATTGCGGTCTTTCTTTCGGCCGGTAACAGGGTCTTTGTACCAGCCGGCATCGACCTGGGCTTGGTGAATTTCCTGGCAAAGCATGTTGAGAACAATGCCAGTAGCGTGAGCCATTGAGACA